TGACTTGAGAGGTGCTAATTTGGAAGGTGCTAACTTGAGAGGTGCTAATTTGGAAGGTGCTAACTTGAGAGACGCTGACTTGGAAAATACTAACTTGATGGGTGCTAACTTGATGGGTGCTAACTTGATGGGTGCTAACTTGAGAGGTGCTAATTTGGAAGGTGCTAACTTGATAGATGCCGAACTCTTTAACGCAAAGTTCTATGGGCAGGGCGGAAGTACAAAGATAAAGAAGAACCAAGTAGATGATTTCTTTAAAGCACTGGGAGTAGTTGTGGAGGAATAACCCTTATGGAATATACAGCAGGAAATAAAGTGACGCCGCCACCTTGTTTAGGTTGCGGAAACACAGGTTGTACTTGTTACAAATTGCATTGGATAAAGGAAGTAGAAGGGGAATGAGTAAGAAAACCGTACCATGCTGGTTATGTAAAGGTACTGGGATTGCAGAGGAAGGTGAGCGTGTAGACGTTGGTTTGGGTACTTTTTGCACGGCTCAAGTATCTGCTGACTGGGACTGTGGTTTGTGCAACGGTACTGGGCAGATAGTTTTAGGTAGCAAAGCACATAACCTTTGGCGTAAAAATGTAATGAATGTTGGGAGGTATAAACCCCCTGTAACTAATTTAGAGAAAGGACAATAAGATGAGTTTATATAATATGCTCTTTGGGCAGAATCCTAACACGGAAGTATTATTAGCCATTTTGGAACTTAAAGAGTCTGATGTGGAAAGGTTACGAGACGTTCACTTCTCTAGTGATGGTATAGAGATATATACCAGAACTGGAGGGAATAACAGGAAGAGTTACCCAAATGAAAAGTTGATTAGTAGCCCCTACTATGTCAGAGATGAGGATGACGATTTTGATAATACCTATGCCACTTATTACTTTAGGTTTCCCGACGAGGTTAAGGATGACTGCGAAAAGTTCAGAAACGTTAGAGAGAATGGAGTAAGTGGAAAGTTAATACAATGGGTGATAAAAACATTGGAAAGACAGGAAACAGAAGCCGATATTTATCACAGACTCTGGGAGGAACAAAATAGACTTGTGCAACAATCTAAACAAACCTTTATTTATGAGACTAACGGACATACGATAGTTCCGCTAGATGATAGTTCTTTAGAGAAGTACTTAAAATTGATGGAAGATGCCGACGGGCAACAACTATCTTACTCCGTAATGCCTTATAAAATTGTGTTAGAGGAAAATGTTGATATGTGGGGATTTGAGAGGGATAAATCTGATTTGGAGAAGGAAAAATGTCGAGTAAAAATATCATTTCCGAAAAAGTGGGAGATTGATATGGATTTGTGGGATAGATGGGAACAAAAGTTTTCCGAGAAATATCCTAAAGCCATCAACACTATAAAAAAAGGAATCTAAACAATGAAAGAAACAAAGGCTAAATTTCAATCAGAACGGGAGAGGGCATTAAAAGAAAAAATGTTTGTAGATGCTACGCCAGACGGAAGCTACGCTTTAAGGTTATTACAGATTTATAGAAACGATTGCGATATTACTTATGCGGATAATACTTCAGGTGAAGAAAGTAGCAACGACTTTATAAATGCTATGAACAAACTGCAAAAGGATAGAGCAAAAGAATTAGACGATGCAATTAACTACCTCAAGAGTAAAGGAGATAAGAGATGAAAGGAATTAGCATGAAAATACCAAATATGCCTATATATGCTGATGAGCTAACCAAAGAGTATGAGAGCAAATACATGGTTTTTACTGGTAAGAACGGGGATAAGTGGTGGAAACCCGCTTGTGTTTTAAAACTGTGTAAGAAGAGAGAGCGGGAATTCCTAGACAAGTTTATTCTTGAGAAGATAATACCCAGACTAAGCATACATGGCGTGGAACTTCCGGAAGATATGGCAAGCACGATTCAAATAGAAGTAATAGAGGTATTAGCACTTGCCACACAGTTTAAGGAGGAAAGGAATTAACACGAATAAACTAAAAGAAGAGATAGAGAAAATAATAGCTTATCTTGAAGAACCTGATTTTGGTGGTGCGGGTGTTATGAAAATACTTAACTTTAATAAAAAGGAGTATGTCGTGGGGGAACTCACCACTCTCATACAAAAGGAAAGAGAAGAAGCATATAAAGAGGGTAACGAAAGTGAGAGGTGGATAAGAGGTGATTATACACCCGAAATGGTTGAGACAGTAAAAAGGAAAGCATTTGAAGCAGGTTTTGAGGCCAGTGGTGAGGGTTGGAACGGAGAATATATGCCCCCAAAAGCTAAATATAACGAAGCAATGAATAGGATGTTTGCAGAATACCTATCACAAACTAAGGAGGATAAAAATGAGTTACATTAAAACATTTGAGGTAATGGGTAGCGACGGAAAAGAGGGTAGGTTTGTAGGTAATTACCCTGCTAAGGGTTTTGTCTATGATAAGGTTAAATGTGCTTTTAAAAAAATAGGCGAAGATAATGATAAATGGGTTAGTGATGAAGAAATAATTAAAGTTTCACAAACTAAGGAGGATAAAATGAGAATTTATAATAGCTGGTATAAAGAAATCTGGTGGAAGATACTAGAAATATTCACCGAAGCCAAATGTGATAGGTACAATATCCCATGTAAAGATAAGCCCTGTCTATCACACAGGATAGCCTTCAAGCAACCCTGTCCTGAAACCGTAAACATCAAGTTGAAAAGATGCCTCATTTGCGGGTGGTTATATAAATAATGGCCAAAACACCTGCAAGTAAGAAAGCCAAAGGTACAGCGTTTGAGAAAAGTATAGTAAGCCGTATAGATGCTACTCTAAAGGATTATGGGATATGGGCTAAAAGAACCCCAATGTCGGGAGCTATTGCTGATTGGAAAGGGGATATCACGACTAACCTTGGTATATGCTTTGAATGTAAGTGCCAAGAGCATCTTAATTTCAGGGAAGCCTTCAGACAGGCGGAGGGTGCGGCAACTCAAAGCCAGATACCTGTAATGGTAACCAGTCGTAATTATGACAGACAATCCCTAGCACTCATGGATTTTGAAGACCTACTTATGCTAATAGAGTATGCAATTAAAGGTGGGTGGCATGAAGATAATTGAACTTAGAAAAAAGTATGCAGTTAAAAGATGTACTAATTGCTCTATATGCGGAAAATATACCACATGGTACCATATCGACTCCTATTACCATAAGAAAGAGGATAAACCCCTGTGTAAGGAATGTAAATTAAAAATAAAAAGGAAAGGGAAATTACCCAAACATCATAGATAATTTCCCTTTTAGCTAACCTTGCTCCTTGTGAAGCCGTGCATGACACACCTGACATAGGATTCGGACATTCTCCAGCACAGTCTTGCCACCTCGGCTACGGTACTTGATATGGTGCATAGTCAGTGGATTCTTCTTGCTTCCCTTGGTACCGCACTCAACACACTTGTACCCGTCCCGTGCAAGAGCCTCCTTCTTTACCTTGTCCACCTCGACCTCCTATAGTGCAATGCTGATTGCCTCAGAAGCCTCCTCCGGACCCATCTTGAATTTGACTCCTTGGTACTCCCCCTGAACCACGGTGATGATCCAGCAGTATCCGGTGATATCGACAACTACGGGAGTACCGTGGGGTAGTATGTAATCCTCCAATTGGATATCGCCAAGCGTCAAGCCCAACTCTACTCTGTGTGCCATTTCATTCCTCCGTTAGGATATAGACTTCATAGACCAGGCGCCATCCAGCCCGCACTCGTTCCGCCACATGGCGTGCTATTGAGCGATGGAAGGCCGATCGTTCCCCTATGGGAGCTTGAATTGTCAACGGACATACTTCTTCGCCTCGGACAAATACCCCGATCCACTTTAGCGTGTTCATCATACCTCCTAATTTTTAAGGTGCAGAAACAAAAAAAGACCCCATCGAGTTGGAGTCTTTAATTTAAAGCATATATTTATTATACGCTTATTTTTCGGCTTGGAGTTTTTCTATTCTCGGTTTGATCTCTTTCAAAAAGACTAGGAAAATGTTAAGTGCAATAGCGAGCCAAACATTACTAATTTGCACTTTACTCAGCTCAATAATAATTGCGGATAGACCGTAGGACGCAGATAGATATAGAGCAACCTTTACCTCTGCGGGAAGTTTACCCCATACCTCGGATAATTTTTTCATTAATGAATCACACTCCTTAAAATATCTAAAATAAATACGAGTTTAGTTTTTAAATTTTGGTTTTTTAGCCAGTCGTCGAAATTTTTTGTCAAAAGTTCTAGCTTCTTTCCCTCGCATATAGATAGTTTGATCGAAAGTTCGCTGTCACTCGGTATAGTCGTTAGCGTTTCTTGTAATGTAGCTATCTCTTTATCCTTCGATTGGCAAAGCGTCTCACACTCTGCTATCTTTCCCATAATTCTGTCATACCTTGACATTAAGTCTGTGTACTTTTGTTTCTCCGTCTTCAACGTGCCTTCTAGCTCCCCTACCTTGGTTTTTAAGCCCGATATAGTTGCTTCTAGTGATTTACTACCTTCCTCGTAATCCAACCTCTCCTGCTTCATCCTGGTGTCAAGTTCCGACAGTTCTTCCGTTAAGCCAACCCAATCTCTCACCAGATCGTTATATGTCCAATTCTTGTTGTAGCGTTTGATCTTCTTGAGTTCATACTTGCCTTCTACTTCGGTAGATATATCTTCATTCAAGAAATCCGAGACTTCTTCGGCGACATTGGGGCGTAACCAACCGTATATTCCGTTCCAATTCTTATATGTATAAGTGCGAGGTGCATTACCTATCGGATTATTCTGCTCAAAAACAGTCACACTATCTTCTTTAACGGATGAGGATATGGCGATAGCTGTATGTCCGTAGCCCCCGCCCATGACAGAAGTCCAAACTATAATATCTCCTGCCCTTGGATATATTCCCGACGCATTTTTAATTTTTGTATATTCGGATGATGGGGCGTTTGCATATAAATATTTGGCATGCCCCCAAAAGATAGTAAGTCCGAGATTCTCTCTCCATTTGTGGATAAGACCTGTACATTCTCCAAAGTTGTCCTTAGTGGTTCCTACTTTGACCCCAGTATATTTTTTTATAAACTCATCTATATTTAGCATTTTATAGAATAATCATCTTGAGCAAAGATCCCAATATGGCTAAAAGACAGGTCATGCCTACACCTTTGAGAATGTTTTCTATAGCTGTTATTTTTTCTTTTACGTTGTCATATTCTATTCTAGTAGCAAACTGATCGGGAAGATTATCGAATTTACCATATAATTTATCTAATTTTTCTATAATTACAGTATGGTCAACAGAGTTTTGTTTATCCATGTTTTTGAGTCTTTCCTCCAGAACTTCCAAAGGTGTCCGCATAATTATACTCCGTTATATCAGTAGTGTTAGTACTTATACCCTTCCTCGGAATTATTTGATCGGGAAATAACAGCACCTCTGGTAAGAAAATCCGCTAATGGGCTATAGACTCTTGACGCTACATTGGCGCTCTTAGAGTAAGTTTCCAATAAGTCCGGGTTGTCTAAAACTAATCTTAAGGTTTCGTTGAAGCCCACAGGTAACCCAGACGGTGCCGTTTTTAATCTTATTCTCCTGACAAAGCTTTGGGCGTCTTTTGCTGCACTTACTTTAGCATTTAGATTCTTAAAGATAGTGCTCTCTCCCAAAAGCGTCTCTTTCGAGAAATGCTCGTTAATGATATCATTCGCCTTTATATAGAGGTCGTTGAAAATCCTCGCCTGTTCTGTCTCTTTAGCGGGATTTAGTTCACTGAACCTACCCTGATCACCCCAATTTTGCTTCACTTTATGGAACTCTTCAAGAGACATAGCGCCTTCCGTGCCAAATGTCTTTTCTACGCTCGTTATGGCATTATTTATGGGAGCTTTCATTTCTGGGGTTTTAGCATCATCCAAGAGTCCATATAAGTATCTTAATATCTCGTCCCTATCTACTTTGGCGCCTTTTTTCGACAATCTCAAAATTTCATCAGATAGCTTCCTTCCGTCATTAGAAATAATATCCGTTGCAGAATCCCCTAGTTCATCAATAGAATTTGTATTCAATCCAAGTTTTTTCCATTCTGTTACAGCAGGAACCCCACCCTCCGATGCGGTGGGTTTTCCCAATCTTTTTATCCCCCCCCTCACAAGAGCGCTATCTGCGGATTTCTTCAAAAACGGCACTATGCTGGCCAATATAGGCTCCATTACGGACGCCGTAAGGCCTGATTTAATCGACTCCCCCACTGTAGAATCCGGCTTGGATTCCTGCGAGCTAAATCCTCTGACAAAACCAGTCAGTGCTGCTAACTTCCCTTTTCCAACTGGGATAGAGGCACTTAAGATTCCAGACCCGGCTCTCGCACCCGTTTCAATAGATGGAAGGGGGCTACCGGATCTTGCCGCGACCTCCTGCTCTTTATTTAAAAAGGGTATATTCCCTCTTAAAGACTCCTCCGCCCCGGTCTTACTTCCGAGAAGACCAGATATAGCCTCTCCCAACATAACACCAGATCCCGCGCCATATCTTAATCCAGACTCTACCGGCTGCATATAATTTCCAATAAACCTAGATAACGCATTACCAGATTGGGCATGCTCAGAAATTGGAGCTGTACTTTCGTCGTAAGCATATCCTTTCAATAAACCTCCCAATCTGTCCATTACACCAACATTCTTTTCTACTCCCGCATTAGTTGTCTCTACTCCATCCCCAATCCTCTCAAATATAGCACTATTGAAATCTTTTTCTTCCACCGTTCCTGTTTTTCCGGTTGATTTTACTTTAACTCTTATTCTGGGCATATCTAATTTTGTTAGTCCTCTATAAAACTTTCTGGTAAAGTAGCGGAAGAAATAGCAGCTGCACCTAAAATGGCGGCATTCATTTTATTTATTATACCTTCCTCATCTTCAACTATGTTTATTGAAGATGCAGATGCCGGAGTTTTACCCCATATTTTTTGCCAGAAATTCGCCTGATTTCCCGGAACAGTTCTTATCTGGGTTCCTGATATCACTGCCAGTTCTGTGGCTGTCAGCGCCTTTCCTCCCTCTTCAAAAGCTCTTTTATTATAATCCGACACTGCATATCGTAGTGCATCCATATAATCCTCCTTTGATAGAGAGGATTTCTTTTGTATAACGTCCAACACGGACTGAGCAGCAGTCTTTATAGTTTCTATGGCTTGCTCCTTTTTCTGGGTAGCAGTATCTTTTTCTTTTAATTTCTCACCCAGCAGAGCTTGCCTATATGCCTCATCTTGGGACAATTTTGTCCGGTCCATAGCCAGTTGTTCTTGCCTATACGCCTCATCCGCAGAGAATTGTCGATCTTGCATGGATCTAGTCCATTCATTCTCTAATGATTGGGCTTGTGCCATCTCTCGTTCAGCTTGGGCATACATCTGTTCCGCCCTTGCTTTAAGTTGGTTTGCACCAGCTTGGATTACCTCCTGTAAAGTGCCTTCTTGTTGCGCCTCATTAGTAGATAGTGTTCCAAGAGTTCTTAGGTTTTGTGCCCTAGCATTATAGGTCAGGCTATTGACACTAAACGGATCTACCATACCCGAGGTTCGCTCTCTTATTCCTGTAGGATCAGTAACCATTTGTCCCATCACATTACCGACCCCTTGAGCAAGGGTAGATACCCCCCTAGCGGTACGATCCTCCCGTACAGCTTTCATTATGCTGTCACCTAATGTACCCGCCGTAGTGTCAATTCCCTTGCCTTCCGCAGTTATATTGGCGGCACTTTCTTGGTATTCTTTGATTTTGTCATAATTTTGTATTGATGCTGGCATTTTTAATATCCCCTCACGGCACTTAATTTACTGGCTTTTGCCGCTTTCTCCGCCTCAATCTTTCTAAGTTGCGCTTGATACTCTACATCCCTTCTAGCTAGTTCGTCCTCTTCCAATTCTTCTTTCGTAGCTTCCTGAGCTTTTATTCTTTCTCTTTCCAGATCAGTTAGTGCAGTTTTATCATCAATAGGAGAGATTCCTCTCTCTTTTTGTAGTCTTAACAGTTCCGTAGCACTGGGTAATTCTGATAAACTGCTATATCCAGCAGTTTGTAATGCACTTTGTTGAGTGGCTGCTGCTTCTTCGGGAGTACCTATTTGTCGTACTCTTTCTGCCTCTGCAGCCTTTCTGGCAAGTTGAATGGATTCCAGATTATATTTCTTGGCGGATTCTAATTTAGTCTTTTGCGCCTCCGAGCCTCTTAATAGAGCCTGTTCCTCTAAAGAAGCAATATCCTGCTCTTCTCCCACCGCTTTTCTACCAATACCACTAGTGAGAATTCCAGATTGTACTTGGTCGACTTTGAGATCCTCTATTCTTTGTTTAAAGTCTGTTTTTTTAGCTACCATCTCCTCATTAGTAGTAGAAGTTAAATCCGCCAACTGATTTAAGAAATCCTCCTCAGTCTCGGCTTGATTTAGGTCAAATTTAGCTAAAGCTTCTTTGGCGGATTCTTCTACCTCCCGTTGTGTTGTCAAAATTTCCTCAGCAGTTCTTACTTTTCCTTCTTTTATTCCTGCTTCTATCTCTGCTCTTTTACTATTATAATAAGGGGTAATTTCCTCAATGGCTTTATTGAGAAATGCTGCTTTCTCTTGGTCTGTTAATTCTACTGCAGGAATGTCAGAAATTTGTCTGTCTAATTCCACTACTTGTTTCGTTAATTCGTTTACTAATTGATAGGTAGGATCGGCTTTTAATTGTTTATAAACTTTGGCAAATTCCTTAGAATTGGATAAAGTCTTGCCCGCTGCTTTAAGTCTGTCATATTTATCCTGTAATTCCTGATAACTCATGTGTTAATTATACTATCTTTGCTAATTTTCCGCCCCACCTGCTCTTGAAAATATTTACCTTCTTTTTCTCCTCTCCAGCCCAATCGGCATATACACCGCCAACATCAAAGATTTTGAATCCCAGCTCTTTAGCTTCCTTTATAAGGGAGTAGAATAAAAAATCTCCTGCATGTGTACTTCTACCCTTACCAGTCACTCCTCCCAATGTATATTTAAACCTATTCCCCACAGAGGTTATTACTGCAACAGCTAGAGGATTTTCTTCTCCGTCTACCACAGCATAGGCTTTTCTAAGACCATCCAAAAACGTCGCCCTTACAGATAATATCTGCTTTGCTATAACTATATCTTTCATATCCTCCAGTTCGCCGATTACATCCCTTATCATGGATATTCTACTAAAAGGTATTTCCATAAACTTCATATCAGAAATATCCTTTAAATACCGTTTAGTGGTGGATGAAAACTCCGAGTAAATGCTTTCTATGTCGTTGGTAAGATATATCTCTATAGTTTCTATGGAATCGGGATTACTCCTTTCCTGTACGGGTTTTTTCCTTATTATAAGTTCTTCGGGATCGTCCAAGATAACCTCACAATCCAAAACACCTATTTGATGTCCCTCTAGGTATCTTTCCAATTCCATGGATTTTGCTCTATCTATAACTTTTCTTTCAATATCCTTGGGATTTACTCCTTTTGGTTGTATTAGGTTTGGTTTTAATTCAAACTCATTATGAATTCTGCCTAAAATAGCTCCGTATATTCTTCCGGTATTTCTGTCATAGTAAATTATCATGCTGTTTCTATCTCCTCCATAAATAAAACTATATCGAATGTATATGTATTTGCAATACCTGTCCATGTACCCGACCCGGGAACAAAATGATAGTTATTAGCACTAACATAGATGCGGGAAGATGTAGCCCATGCTTTAAGTTCTTCCGTCTGCATTTCCCCATCCTTACCATAATACACCGTACTTCCATAGTCGCAATTCACATATACACTATTTATGTCGTTAGTAACAAATGCCATAAATTGTGGTATATATCCAAACCCATGCTCAAAACTATTTACTACCGGATCGGAATCCGTATCTGTGGTTGTTGTGACGTTAAGAGAAAGTAGAGATTTAATACTCTTGTTTCTATACTTGCTCCAGAAATGGTAATCTTGCGGGTCACTACTGGTTATTCCACTTCCTGCTTTAGTTATTTTTATTCCATAATTTGCCATAAAACCCTTCTAAGATAACGGATCGTAAAAAACTACATAGACATAATCCAGAGTAGCGTTAGTATCGAAAGCAGTGGTCACGTCTAGTTCCAAGGTTGTTGTGGTAGTCCAAGCGTCATAATACGAGGACACACCCAATCCTGCATATTCTGACCAACTACACATTCTCAATTTCTCTATCTCGGTTCCACTAGTTATATCCAAATAATTTATCCATAAATAGAAAAAGGGCTTATAACCAAGACTGTGCGTAAGAACAGTCTTACTTCCACTCCCACTTGTTACTGTTAGTGTTCCCGTACCTATACTCTTTATTTTCAGCAACGGATACTTGGAGTTATATATAAGTCTCCTATCACCATCATCATAATCGTAACCACTTTTAGATATCTTAATACCGTAATCGGCCATTATGGTTCATCCAAGTAAATAATGTAAAATAGTTTGTTGCTCCCCGATATTTCGTCACAGTACAGATAAGTAGAATCTGCAGATACCTGCCAACTGGAGTTCAAATATCCCGTTGACGGATGCGCTTCTGTTAAGCTATTTTCTAATATATAAGCGTCCCACATGGGCGTAAAACCCAGCCCGTGAGCTATATTGGAGTCTGCAGAGAGGACACCTTGAGAAGAAACTTTGGGAACAGCATTGGTACTCAGCAATGTATAGTTCTTTTTAGTGGTTTCCGTAGGGATTGTCTTTACATCAGTACCCGCCTTGGAAACCCTGATTCCATAATCTGCCACTAGAAACCCCCACTCTGGTATCCGATCAAAACCCTGTCATTTGTACCGTCATTCATTATTATTACATCTCCGTCTAAATCGAAATATGTTTTTCCATCAGAGGATTGTACTTTTCCTGTGGTTATCCTGTCCCCATCAATGGTAGTACCATTAGAGTTGATAACATCAATAATACACTTAGATCCCGTTGCCCCCAACTGAACTATGGCTAGGAGTAGTTTATTACTACCAGTAGAACCAGAGGCCGTAGAAGTGGTCTGTAGTACCGTAGTAGATGTATCCGTATCCAGATAAACATAAGTAGTAGCTAGAATATTTCCTGTATTGCCTGCACTGATTGAATAAGAGGTTCCATCGGATGTAACAATAGTCCCCGACTCCCATGACGCTGTATTGGCGTCTGTGGCAGTCCACGCTAAGGTACTTACAAAAGACAAAGAGCCAACAGTCAAAAGGGATGTATCTATAGTATTGGCGGTTATCTGTTTGACCGTAATGTCACTAACCACTAATCCCGCTCCTATCGAGGGAATAATTTTACAAGATTTACCTGTCGCTCCTACATCGGCTATAGCAAGAAGAAATCTACTGGTTCCAACAGAGTGTGAATGATCAGTAGTAGTAAGAAGCTCTCCGTCATGATTCCTATCATAGTAAATAAAGGTAACCCCAGTCATAGTACCTGTATTACCAGCAACTATTTGACCGGATTTCGATCCATCTGCAAAATAAATAGTTCCTGTTGACCAAGCCGCCGTATTCTCGTCGGTAGAGGAAAACTCTATATCTGTGGTCGGATTTATCATAAATTGTAGATTTGAGACAGCACTTTTAATTTTACGATTTAATTCGCTTTCTTCACTATCTAAACTAATAATCTCCTTTCTCATAAAGGAATCATATCCTAAATCTCTATAACTCATTGTGATTTTTCTTTCTTCTCCTGAAATCTCGGTAAAAACCCCGTCTCCAAAGAATGTACCTCATAAAGATTATTCGCACTGGTTTCTTCCAGTAAGAATTTTATTCGTTTACCAAGAATAGAAAATTTCACTAAGTCGGCAAACCCATTAAGCTCCCCAGCATCTTTCCAGTCTTTATCATCTACCGAATATTTTACTTTTAATCCGCTTAGTTTTTCTCCATGCGCCCATAATTCCCTAAACTCATCTACTTCCTTTGACCCGGAACCGTAAAACCATTGTGACTCAATATAAGAAGCAAATGGAGAACCGTTTTGAGACCCGGAAGTAAACATTTGGAAAATCTCTCCGTCATCATTACCTATAAACAACTCCTTACCCGTACTTTCCGTAAAAAGGTGCATATTCTTTACAGACTCTCCAAGAGATAATCTCGTCCAATTATTTTGAAGAATATTATAATCCAAAACAACATTGGAAAGAACCCTACCACTTACAGTAACATTACCAATATAAACATATAAATGATCTTTTCTTACCTCAGATTTAATGGACGAGAGATTAGCATTTGGTATAGCATCCCAGAAATCTTGCACGGAGGAACTTATCTTAATAGTAGTTTCTCCATTATACAAATACATCCCATCATAAGAAGGAAAGAATGTATAGGAGGAATATTCACTTATTCCCTCGTGTGCTACACAGCCAATTCTAGAAATCTGATAACGTGAATTGGCCAAGGTAAATATCCAACACGAATTTTGGCAACCGATAAACATATTTTCTCCGTTCTTGCCTCCTCCGGTAATGACATCATCAAATGTTACCCACTCATTAGTTGTATCCCATGTAATGGAACCTGTATCTACCAAAGACGATCTATAAGCCCTACTAATATAAGAATCCGAACCTACAATACAATTGAGCAAATATATTCTCTGACCAAAATCCAGAATGTATTTGGCTTTTGGGGCGTCTGTAACATTAGTCGATGTAGACCATGAGGTGCCGTTATAGGATCTAGTAGCATCCGAGTAATTACAGGAAAAAAGAGTATCCAAAGCGGGTGAATAAGCAAACTCGACTTTAGTATCTTTAGTTAATGTCTGAGATTGGGAAGTCCAAGTGCCACTTTCATCTATATAAATTTCCGCATTAGAAGAACCATTTATAGCAACTATATGTTCGTGTGTTCCATCTACTCTTTGAAAGTCAAATCCCCCTATAATATTCTGCGAAGAAGTTATTTTAGCGTTTTTTAATTCGTAATCTCCCGTTTTCTTTAAAACACCTATCTTTGATTGAGTAAAATTTTGAATATCTATGCACTCTCCGCTTTCTATCAAAAATGGAGAGACATTTCTATTTATTCCTCCCGCTAAATCTACTGGCGAATAATTAAGCATAATAATTATAATTGCTCATGTTCTGCTGACTGTATCTATCTCTTAACTCTCTCCTTTTCTTCTCACGCTCATATTGTAATTGCTCATAATCCGCATAACTGGGTTGTGTTGCCTGTTGATATTGACCCTGTTGATACTGATTGTAACCGGGCTGAGAACTATACTGACTCCTAGTCCTGTTTATCGGGTTGAGTACGGGTTGACCCGGTGTCCAAGTATCATTAACAGGTCTGCCACTACTATTTCCAGCCCATGTGGATGGGGCTTGTACGGGATATGCGGGCTGTGTGGTTACTGGGGGATTTATTCCATACGACGGGATGGGATATATTGGTTGCTGAACCACAGGGGGATCCCACGGGTTTTGGGTTGTCCTCATTGGAGATAATGTGGGATTGGATTTTACAACCGGATATGTTGGTTGCTGAACAACCGGAGGGTTTATATTATATTGAATCTCCGGGTTTATTGCGGGAGGTAAAACGGGATTATACCCATACTGATACTGGGGGCTGTAATTCTGCAATACGCCACTAGATAATTGTCTTAATCTATCTAAATATGCCATAATTAAATTATACTACGGTTGGGCAAAATCATATAAATCTAATCCTTCCTTAATATCTATAGTATCTTTATTGATCTGTTGTCTGGACTGGGCTACAAAGTCTATATATTCGCCAAGAGATTCTCTATATAGGGATTTAAACACCGAGGCTTTTTCTGGATCTTTTCCAAGCCACGCTCTATATAAGGCGTAATTGACCAAGACATCCCGCCCACCATAAGGAAGTCCGTGTTCGTCGGATTCTAAATTCATGGGGGCGGGGTAGTCCCAGTACCATACATAGGCATTGGCCAATGTTGTGGGCAAAATATAAAAATTGCTCCCTCTAATGTATATCTTCGGATCGGTACCATAGTAGGAAGCCCCGGGCTTTAAAGCTCCTTCACTAACAAAGTCTGCGGAATAAGCGGTATCGGCGGTACTTCCCGCATCTACTCTTATGAATCCTAGAAATCTGTCGGGTAGAGACGACACACCACTACTAAGTGCTTTAACCTCATAGTTTTTCCTGTAATCAGGAAGGGTTTTTATCATCTCAGATGTGACCTTTCTAACGCCACCCCTAAGATAATTATAAACTTGCTCTCTGGTTAAATCTTTTCCTAGTGGATCACCAAAATCTTCCAAAACCTCATCTCCCATAGATTTTAGGGAATCTTCTGTATATCCTGTTCCTTGTACTGCTACTGAATATGATGATAGTACAGCAGTAGTTTCATTATAAAACTTAATCTTATACCAAGTGGAAGAAGTGCCTGTAGGATCGGGGTATATGGTTGAATCTTGATCTACAGCGATATCTATAGTGTCTAAAAGAGTGTATGTCCCCTCCTCTGAAGTAGAACTATACACCTTAATCTTATTATACCTAATCTGGGAAACAGATGTTCTGGCAGAGTGCGCAAAGACGGGACCTGTAGTATGTCCCAAGGTTGTATTGCCCGTTGTACTAGTGAGTAGAACAATCTCGGAGAGTTCCTCTCCAAGGCCGCCAAATAAGATATAGTCATTTGTAGCAAAAGACTTGTTATTTTCTACAGTAGAGGATGTAGCCGATGACGCAACATCAGAAGATAGTCTGGTTTCCTGACCATCTAACTCTGGATGACTTATAGATATTTGCATGGTTTAATTATACCTCAAGTGATATGGATCCCGACGAACAGACTTGTCTTGTCGTACCTAATCCAAAATTAGAGGCGTCTGCTTTCCTAAAACCTACTTTATTTGCGCCATCGTTAATAACTGTGGCAGGGGCATAAGGAGCGGCACCATCATAGTACCAGCCAGAAAAAGTTCCGTTAGTCAAACCAAAAGACATAGGACAGGTAAAGTATATCGTATTAGAAGCTGTTCCACCTGTTGTACCATCCGCAAAGTGATATACAAACATAGTATTACCAGAGATTTTATAACCCGTTCTTGTTCCAATATAACTATTCACCGAGGCATAGGTCATAGAAGCTGAACAGGTATATGTGGGAAGCCAGTACAGTACCCTCGTTTCATATGTAGGTCTTTGCCTTAAGTTTTTATTAGTAAATGTAGGAACAGTCCAAGTATATCCTGCGCCCGCCGAAAGGGTTGCTGCAAACCTACCGATAACAACATAATCGTCACCAGATGCAGCATTAGTAATGGTTGAGATAGCACAATATTTTTCATTGGTCGATGTCGTTGAGAAATTATTGTATTCGTTGGCATAAGGAATACGGGAAAACCCTATTACTACACCGTCGGTAGAGTTGTACCCAAGATATGCGAAGTAATCTATCTCCCTTGTAGCGAGTTCTGCACTTCCGGCATTAAACCAATTAGTACCGTCTGCCAAAGTAACGCTGAGAGCAGATGTTATGCTTCTGACCACCCCCCCGATTCTTAAATAAACGACATTA